TGCTGATGGAATCTTGCCCATTGATACATACAAGAAGGATGTAGATGAAGTCACTTCTGTTGGATTAGAACATGATTGGGAAACTCTTAGAGCATCAATCTTGGAATATGGCCTCAGGCACTCAACACTGTCCGCACAGATGCCATCGGAGAGCAGTTCCGTTGTGTCAAATGCAACTAATGGAATCGAACCACCTCGCGGATTCTTGTCCATTAAGAAGTCGAAGAAGGGACCACTCAAGCAAATTGTTCCCCAGTATCATACACTTAAAAATAATTATACGTTGCTTTGGGATATGCCTAGCAATCGTGGGTATATCAATATTGTTGCTGTTATGCAGAAATTCTTCGATCAAGCAATTTCTGGAAACTGGTCCTATAATCCAGAAAATTACAAAGATAATGAAGTTCCTGTTTCTGTGATGGCAAATGACTTTTTAACTACATACAAATATGGATGGAAAACTTCTTACTACCAAAATACTTATGATATTAAGACTGATGAGGTTGTAGAAGAAAAGAAATCCGAATTAGAAAATTTGATTAATGAATTAAGTTCAGTAGAGGAGGGAGAGTGTGAATCCTGTGCAGTTTAAAATTTCTTCCACAAAAGAAGAAACCCAAATCAAGGGAATGACGGTTTTTAATACAGATAAAGTTAATACTAAAAAACAACCAATGTTTTTTGGAGCTCCTCTTGGAGTTCAAAGATATGATTCATACAAATATCCAGTATTCGATAAACTAACTACACAGCAACTTGGATATTTTTGGAGACCTGAAGAAGTGTCTCTTCAAAAAGATCGTGGAGATTATCATACTCTTCGTCCAGAACAAAAACATATCTATACTTCAAATCTGAAATATCAGATTATGTTGGATTCTATTCAAGGTCGTGGACCTGGTATGGCTTTCATTCCTTATTGCTCATTGCCTGAATTGGAAGCATGTATGGAAGTGTGGGGATTTATGGAAATGATTCATTCTCGTTCTTACACATATATCATCAAAAACGTTTATTCGGATCCATCTGAGGTTTTTGATACTATCATCACCGATGAGCGCATTCTGGAACGTGCTAAGAGCGTTACAGAATCATATGATGATTTTATCCAAGCATCACAAAATTATGGAACATCCAATACATGGATGCATAATCTTGAAGGAGTCCCATACGCAAAGGAAACCATCAATGACGTTAAAAGAAAACTCTATAGAGCAATCGCAAACGTTAATATTCTTGAGGGTATTCGGTTCTACGTTAGCTTTGCTTGTTCTTTCGCATTTGGTGAGCTTAAGCTTATGGAAGGATCAGCTAAGATCATCTCTCTTATTGCAAGAGACGAAAACCAACACTTAGCAATTACTCAAAATATCTTGAATAAGTGGCGTGATGGTGATGATCCAGAAATGAAACAAATTATGAAGGAAGAAGAAGAGTGGACATATAAAATGTTTGATCGTGCTGTAAATGAAGAAAAAAGATGGGCAGACTATCTTTTTAAAGATGGAAGTATGATTGGACTTAATGATAAATTGTTACAACAATATGTCGAATGGATTGCAAACCGTAGACTAAAGGCAATCGGACTCAAACCCCAGTATGATATTTCAGCAAACAACAATCCACTACCTTGGACTCAGCACTGGATTTCTTCTAAAGGACTCCAAGTTGCTCCCCAGGAAACGGAAGTCGAATCATACGTAGTCGGTGGTATTAAACAAGATGTTACCAAAAATACTTTCTCAGGATTCAAATTATGATGAATGGTGCGAACAGGAAATCCTGAACGCATATCAAGAGGCAGCGGAATGTGATGAATTTATGTTTGGAGATTATGACTATTGTAACGAATGGTTAGGAACAAAAGACTACATAGAGGAGGAATAACCTCCTCTTTTTTATGTCTAAAAATCAAATCACTAAAAATGAACTCAAAGTTCGTGTTTTAAAATTAAAAGATTCTCTTTATAAAGAACATGTTAGACACGACATGGATATGAAAGGACTTGCTCATAAATATCTGAATGATGTTCTTAATATAATAGATGAGTATAGATATTGACTATGAAAATCCTTGGACCTACAATGGAAAAGAATTTGGTTCATGTGATATTCAAGATAATTTTGGTTTTGTATATCATATTCATTGCAATAAAACTGGTCGTAGTTATATTGGTCGAAAGTATTTCTGGTCTTTCCGCACACCAAGAGGAAAATCTAGAAAAGCTAAGTCGGAGTCCGATTGGAAAAAGTATTACGGCTCCTGTCCTGAGCTCAAAGCCGATATTAACATTTGGGGAAAAACATCCTGCGACAGAACAATACTTAGTCTCCATAAAACAAAAGGACAATGTAACTACGAAGAAACCAGACAATTGTTCTTAAATAATGTTTTAAAAGAATCTCTTGACAATGGAATTCCTGCGTATTATAATAGTAATATTCTAGGACGCTACATGCGAAAAGATTATTATGGGGTTGGCGATTGAACCAGTAGTTCATGTTAGAGATTGGTCTATTGATAGAATTCACTATTTGTCGGAATCAAATCTTTCAGAAGATTATCTGAATGCGATTGCAATTGCCTCAGAATTTGAGGAGTGGTTGAATATTCCTGAAGGTGTTAATGAATTGGATTATATGTGCATTGAGAGATTGGAAGATTGACGCAAGATAAATAATCACTTATAATGCTTAAGACCCGATACCAAAAGTGTCGGGTTTTACATTATGTGAAAGTGATGTGACATTTAGAGCCTAGGAGATTGCCCCTTGAGAAAGGGGAAGTGCGCTTTCTCTATTAGGATGTAGAGTTCAATCGGAGTTAATGCAAAATTTCTTTACAGTAGCCCTGCCTCTTCTGGCAACGGTTACAACCAGTACGGCATCACTGCCATTCGTCAACTACAAGATGCAAGGTCCTCCTCCTTCAGTGGAGCAAGCACCTTTCTCAGTTATTAAAGAGTTTGATCTTGTAGATGAAAAGAAGACAGCAATCCGCGAGGTTGCTCCCGAAAAGCCAAAAGAGAAAAGGCTAATTTGTAAAGGGTGTAATGAAAATGAAAATGTTGCCCTGAATTATTTTCAGGACATTGGAATTAAAGACAGAAACGCCCTTGCTACTATCATGGGCAATATTAGACAAGAATCTACATTCGTGCCTAATATTTGTGAAGGTGGTAGCAGAACCAGTTGGAGTAACTGCGGACGTGGTTACGGACTGATTCAATGGACATCTGCCAACCGTTACTATGGATTGGGTGATTTTGCTAAGAAGTATGGTGGTTCACCATCAGCACTTCACACGCAACTTCGTTATCTAACGAATGAAGTCCAGTGGAAAGAGATTGAGGAGCGTATGAAGACTCCTGGTAAATCAATTAACCGCTACATGGACTATGCGTATAGTTGGATTGGTTGGGGGCATCATGGTGCCCGCACTTCGTATGCTCATGAGTATGCTTCCAAACTGATCACGGTAGAAGTTTGATACAATAGAATAAATACGGGGGAGTGCTGCAGACCTCCCCTTATTCAATATTTTTTATTATAGATTGCAATGAAAGTTTTAGGTGTACAAGTTCATCACAATTCTTCTGTGTGTCTTTTTGATGATGCGGACTTAATTTATTATAATCTGGAAGAAAGAGTATCTAGACTTAAAACCAAGGGAGGAATTCCCGTTAAGTGTTTATTAGAAATAAAAAAAATTATAGATTATGTAGATGTAATAGTAATATCTGCATATAATTCTGACTGGGATAATTCCGCTATGGTAGCTCATTATATAAGAGATGAGTTGGGAATTATGTTTGGAGAATTTTTTTATTACTATAAATCTCATCATCTAGCACATGCTTTTAAAGCTTTTGCCTCTTCAAATTTTTCGGAGTCTTTAGTAGTTGTTTGGGATGGAAGAGGATCTAATTATAGTCTTACTGATGGTTCGGTTGCTTATGAAACAACATCTGTGTTTCATATTTCATATGAAACAGGTATTAAATTGGTAAGTAAAAAATTGTATAGTTATAACTCTTCTCAAAATAAAAATGCAAATGATCTTCATGTAAAATATTCTACTGATCATTATTTTAATAATATTGATACTACTTTTAATTTGCATGAAAATTATACTGAAGAAATATTAACAAAAAAAGTTGATATTGGAGAATTTTATGATATTGTTGTAGAACATTTGGGATTTAACTCTCTGAGGGATCAGGGAAAAATAATGGGAATGTATTCATACGGAAATGAAAATAAACTCATATCAAATTTGATACTTGATAATGATCTTAATGGATTTACTGCGAATATTTTAAATTCTGGATTAGATAAAATAGATTCTCAAAAACATAAATTTTTGGAAACGAAAAAAGAAAATAAACAAACTCTTTTTGATCTAGCGTATGAAACTCAGAAAGGATTAGAAAAAATAGGATTTAATACTATACAAAAAAGTTTAGAAACTAATTTATCTAAAAATTTAGTATTGACTGGTGGTGTATCTTTAAATATTGTCGCAAATAGTTTTTATAAAAAAAATCTTCCAAAAGATATTAATTTGTATGTGGATCCATTGTGTGGTGATGACGGAAATTGTATTGGGATATCTCAATTATACTTATTTGATAAATTACAAATTAAACCTAAAGTTCCTAATAAAATATATTTGTGTGGAAAAGATCCTGTATATAAATTAAATATGCATGTTAGTGAACAAATATTTCATGATATTGATCCTTCTTTTGTAGTAGAAAAGATATTAGAAGAAAATATTGTTGCTATTTTTCAAGGTAAAGCTGAAGCTGGACCAAGAGCATTAGGTAATAGAAGTTTGTTATTTGATCCTAGAATTAAAAATGGAAAGGAAATAGTTAATAGAGTGAAAAAGAGAGAATCATTTCGACCCTTTGCCGCATCTATTTTATTAGAAGAAGCTCCTTATTGGTTTGATATGTCTTTAATGGAGGAATCTCCTTATATGATGTATTCCTTTGAAGTTTTACCCGAAGTTAAATCTAAAATTCCCTCAGTTATACATGTGGATAATACTTGTAGAATTCAAACAGTAACCAGAGAACAAAACTATCATTACTATCGTTTAATTGAAACATTTTTTTACACGACAAAGGTTCCCATTCTTTTTAATACATCATTTAATCTTGCTGGAGATCCGATAGTTGAAACTATAGATGATGCTCTAAATACTTTGAGGAAATCTGAGTTGGAATATCTATATTTACCTGAAATTAGTAAATTGATTTATGTAAAAAATAAATGATTAACTTTAACTTTGGTAAGAAGAAACCAGATAAGAAACAACTGATCATAGTTGGTTTAGTATTATCAAGTCTTATTGCAGCACTCTCACAATGTACTGGAGTTTCTGAGAGTGGTCTCTGGGATTTATTAGACGAAATACAAAGAAAATATTTTCCAGGGACTATCCTCAATGAACTTATTCTTCAAGACCCTAACCAAGTAAAGCGTAGGGTTGAGAGAGATGTAACCAGAGCGATTGATGACGTAACACCAGAGTATGATCGGATTATTTCCGATTATGATAAGAAATACAAACCTCGTTATGTTGAGAAAGCACCAGACGGTAGTGAGGCACAAAAACTTCTTGGTGGAGAAATGAGAATCTGTGCAGTTTGGGTTGACGACTGCCCTAAGGACTAGTATAATAACTAGGTGAGCAAATGACTCAGTAGCTCAGTTGGATAGAGCAACTGCCTTCTAAGCAGTCGGTCGCTGGTTCGAGTCCAGCCTGAGTCGTTGGAGATTTATTCTCCAAACCATTCCACAATAGCTCAGCGGTAGAGCTATCGACTGTTAATCGATTGGTCCCTGGTTCGAATCCAGGTTGTGGAGTTGGAAGGACTAGAAATTTCTGGGTCTTCCAAACTATGTTCTGGGTGAAATTCCCAGCAGTTCTTCGGGACCGTCCTTTGTAGGTTCGATACCTGCATCTTCCGTATGGGAGATAAGAGTGGCTACTGGAAACATAACACGGGCGATTAACTCAGCGGTAGAGTGCGCTCCTTACAAGTGTGAAGTCACTGGTTCGAATCCAGTATCGCCCATATTATAAATACCTAAAAAACTGGTATAATGGAAAAACTATTTAAACTATTAAGTGATGCTCAGGCATCACTTTTTGTTCTATTTCATAAAACTTGGGTTTATCATTGGAATGTAGTCGGTCCTGATTTTCATCAGTATCATACTCTTTTTGGTGAACAGTATGAAGCAATGTTTGAGGAGATTGATCGTCTCTCTGAGCATATGAGATATTTAAATGCTAAACCTCTCAGTAGTTTAAAAAGAATTCTTGAAGTTTCTTATATTGAAGAAGCATCAAGTTCTGCAAATGATCAATCGATGATTGCAGATCTTTTAAAATCAAATCAAGATTTATGCGAAAAACTTGGAAACATTTCTGAGGAAGCAGAAGAGCAAAAATCATATGCTACTGCAAATCTTGTTCAAGATCTGATGGAAGCACATGGTAAAAACGTTTGGATATTACGTTCCTTTTTAAAAGAGTGAAAACATTCTGCCTAATAGAAAACATTCTTTCAAATAATGAATGTCAAAAAATTATTGACCTATATAATGATAATATAGAAAAATCCTATCAATATAGAGACGGATTTCATCAAGTTTTTCTCCCACCAATATCCGATGACTGGATCATCGATTTCAGTGAAAATTTAATAAACCTTTGTCAGTCATTATCAACTCAAAAAATAAGATTAGATAATTCTCTAATAGTTAAATGGCCAACTGGTTCATTTCAAAATGCACATTATGATCACGGAGATGCTTTTGCCGCTATAATCTATTTGAATGAAAATTTTTATGGGGGAAAAACTTGTTTTCAATTTAAAAACGATCAAATAAGAGTAACTCCAGAAATTGGAAAATGTGTTATATTTTCCAACAATGATTATCTACATTGGGTAGAAAAAATTCAAAAAGGCACTAGGTACACGTTAGCGTATTGGTTTATTCCTGAAGAAGAAAACAATTAGTAAAATTATTCAGGGCCCTTTGAGGTTTCATCCTCAAGATATTCATGAAGAATTAGAAAAGATTAAAGGTAAATTGGATCATGTTAGTAGTTAGATGCAAGTGTTGCAACAAAGAATTGATTGGTACATCCAAACTACAGGTTTGCGGTTGCCAAAATCAGATGTCAGTGAAAGAGGACAAGATCTCTGCGATTGACCTAACACAGGTTGTTGTGGTAGAATCTGATAACCAGAAAAAACAATCTGGTGTTCTTTCATCTCAAGACCTTGCTTTTCAGGAAGCAAGGAGACAACGTAAAGTTCGTAAATTAGAATTTGACGTTCGTTAATTTTTGGAAGATTGGCCGAGTGGTTGATGGCGATAGTCTTGAAAACTATTAACGTTAATAGCGTTCCAGGGTTCGAATCCCTGATCTTCCTTACAAGTGTTACAAAATTTTATATTCTCTTAAACACTTTCTTGAAACCAACACAAACTTGACAATTTAAGAATACTCACTAGCATAACTAGTAGTATTCAACCTAAACCTTATGGATCAGCACACCTACGATAATTGGGTGAAGATCAAGGAGACCTTTGAACAGTCTGGTAATACAGACAATATGTTCTATAAAAGAGCGATAGAAATTGTTAAAACCAGAAGAGATCCTCTCGCAAAGTTTCTTGGAGACGAGAAATGATGCATGAACACGAAGAATTTATTACACGTTCTGAAGTTCAGGAGATGATTGATGCTGCTATACGACGACACAACCGTAATGCTTCTATCATTAGCATGTGCGTCGGTTGGGTGGTTCTTGCTTTATTTGCTGAGGGACTCCTCCGACTAGTTGGTGTTATTCCACCACTACTTCCATGGCTCAAAATCACTCTGAACTAATCTTTTTGGTTCCTTGGTTTGTTCTTGTGGGAATTGCTGTATCAATGTTTGTACAAGGTTGGATGATAATGAATGCTCATCACGGATATTCAAAAAATCCAAAAGTGAAGCATCCAGAAATGAACGACGTTAAGGCAGGAGATCCATTACTTGTGCTTAGAATTACAGAAGAGGATTTAGAAGAACTCCAAAAAAGAGTTTTGCAACAGAAGATAGACGAACTATTTGAAGAACCTTCAACTTATGAGGACGAAGACGATGAGTAACCTTTTTATATCTTCACTTTTAGTTTTTAGTTCCATTATATTATTTGTTTATTGGGGACTTACACACGCATATCCAGGAGTTGTATGAAAGTAGGATTAATTGGACTTGGAAGAATGGGTGAGGGAATGTCTCGCCGCATGATGAAAGCAGGAATAGAAGTCTGGGGTTACAGGAGGAATTATGAAAAGGCTCAGGAAGCATATGAAAACGGATATGTTAATGGCGTTACAACTTCTATACAAGGCCTTGTTCAAGTAGTTAAACAAACAAAAACTGGTGGAACACAACCAGGTATTTTTCAAATGGTTGTTCCTGCCGAAACCGTAGAGGAGACAATCAATGAGTTACTACGATATTGTGGTGAGGGAGATATTATTATTGATCATGGCAATAGCAATTTTAAAGACAGTCGGAAAAGAGCAGAACGCCTGTCAAAGATTGGTATCCAATATATTGATTGCGGCACTAGCGGTGGTGTTTATGGTTTGGATCGTGGATACTGTCTTATGGTTGGAGGTGGAAATACTGCAGTCTCCACTTGTTCGCGCATTTTTGATGCCCTCTCCCCAGGTCTCGACGCTGCCCCCAGGACTCAATTTGACTCAGACGTAACCTCTGCTGAGTTTGGTTGGTTACATTGTGGTGGTCCAGGTGCTGGACACTTTGTTAAAATGGTTCACAATGGAATTGAATATGGGATAATGCAAGCTTACGCAGAAGGATTTAACATTATCAAGAACGCTAACGCAGGTGCTCAGTATGTTAGAGAAGGAGACGCAGAGGTTGCCCCAATGTCTGACCCAGAAAGTTATTGCTATGATATTGATGTTGCTGAGGTGGCTGAGTTATGGCGCCGTGGTAGCGTGGTTGGTTCTTGGTTACTCGATCTTACTGCTAATGTGCTTCGGGGCAATAGTGAGCTTAAACAGTTCTCTGGTGGGGTATCCGACAGCGGTGAGGGTCGTTGGACTGTTTCTGCCGCTGTGGATTTGGGGATACCCGCTCCTGTTATTACTACTGCCCTATTTGAGCGATTTAATTCACGCAATCTCGGAACTTTCGGAGCAAAAATCCTGAATGGTATGAGATTTATGTTTGGTGGTCACCATGTTAGATAAGGAGTTTTCAATGGAAAGATTTAAAGATTTTTCAGAGTATGAATTGCGTCTTCTTGCAGATGCAGTGTGGGTTAGGCAAAGACACCATATTGCTGGAGATAGAAAGTTCAGGGAGTATGGCGCACTTCTTGATGAGATTCAAAAGTTGGTAAATTATCAACCAGGAGTATTCCTATGAAAAAGTTCAATGATGTAATCCTATCAATCACGGTAGCCATCATTGACTTCCTCTACCGTGATCTACCAATCCAAAGATTCTGGGTTCTGGAAACAATCGCCAGAGCACCATACTTTGCTTTCCTGAGTGTTCTTCATCTCAGAGAATCACTAGGTCTCCGAACAGAAGAACACTACTACCTGATGAAAGAACACTTTGCACAGACAATCAATGAAACCGAACACCTCAGAGAAATGGAGTCGCGTGGTGGAGCAGATCGCTGGGTTGATCGCTTTTTCGCTTATCATTTGGTTCTCATCTATTATTGGATTATGGTGGGTTATTATTTTCTTGCTCCTGTTTCTGCTTATCACCTGAACTCAGGTATTGAGTTTCACGCAACAGAAACATACTTAGATTACTTCTGGGATCATCAGGATGATGCGAAGATTGCAGAGATCGCAGTGGATGAAATGAACCATTATATTGAACTAGAACGAGCAATGGAGATGATCTGATGTTATTAGCAAAAGCACTTTTATTTGTTTCAGTCCCTTTCGTATTAACAACTCTTTATTTCGGAACAAAAGGAGGGTATTATGATACCGAGAAGTATAAAGGAAACGGAACCGCACATTAGACAGCGGTATCACTTCGCAGCATCAGCATTTGTAAGAATGTGGGGGCATAGTTCACTACACGATCGTCGCATCGTAGAATTCTGTGAGGTATGGGCACATAGAACTGAAAATGCTCCATTAGATGATAGGGTAGTGGATCAATATTTTTATTATGAATTTAAAACTTGGAGAGGATACTGATGGGACACTTTGCACGATGGGTATTAGAAAACCCTTATACACTTGGATTTCTTGGATATATTTTGATCGTGTTACCTATTATGGGTATTTGGGCAATACACGAATATGGATGGCAGCACTGGGAACCATTTGACAAAGGGCATAAAAAGTAGTATAATTACTTCCATAAGCAACCGGGTTTAGCGCAGTTTGGTAGCGCATCTGCTTTGGGAGCAGAGGGTCGGGGGTTCAAATCCCTCAACTCGGACTCATAAAATCACTTTATGAAAATGTATCAAGAACTAAACGAACTTCAATCATTTACAATCGAAGAGTTCCAAACAGATTTTGATAATCTGATGGATAGAGTCGAAAATGGAGAGTCTTTCATCATAAAAGATGGTAGAAGAAGTGCCGTAATAGTTCCTTTAAAAGAAACCATAAAGTATGCACTAGATTCTTTAAAACCTTCTGTGGATGACGAACTCATACGTCTCCACACTGATCACGAAGAAGGTTCTTAATTTTCCTGGGAGTATAGCTTAATGGTCAGAGCGGCCTGCTTATAACGGGTTAGTCTGGGTTCAACTCCCAGTACTCCTATGGAGGTTTCGTGCCTGCGAAGAGGAAACTCTGAGGCTGTGTAAATCCTCCTTTTGCTCCTTTAGCAATCTGGTGAATGCACCGAACTCATAATTCGGCTAAGGTGGGTTCGATCCCCTCAAGGAGCATGTAATAAATACATCTAAAATTTAAACATTTATGAAATTTATTGGATTGAGATTGTGTGAACACGATTCAAATATTTCTTATTCTAATGGTAAACATGTAAAATATTATAAGTCGGAAAGGGATTATCAAATTAAGCATCATGGATTTCAAGATCTTAATCAGTGGAAAAAAATAATTGATAATTGGAATATCAATCCTTCTGAGATAGAAGCGATAGGAATCGTTCTCGATTGTTTTAGTCATCCATATTTAAAATGTGATGAATCTAAACTTTATGAAACAATTGATATTCCATTATTTAAATTAATGGGATTTGATTGCCCAGTTTTTAGAATAGATCATCACTATGCACATTTTTTAAGTTCATGGCCATTGGGTATTGATCCAACGATAGGATTTGTATTTGATGGATTTGGAGATGATTTTATTACTCACAGTATTTTTAAATCTAACGAAAAGATATTAAATTATAATTCAACATCATCTCCTTCTTTAGGATGTGTTCTTGGAATGTTGGGTGAACAACTTAATATTTCTGGAAATTCTCTTGATCATGCCGGAAAAATTATGGCATTAAAGGGATATGGAAAACTTTCTTCAGAAGAAATTAAAAGAGAAAAAGAACGACTTTCTAGATTTAATATAAACTTTTTAGATATTTTGTGGAATGTTTTTTGTATTGAGAATTTAAATGAGCAAGAAAGGTATAATCATATCCAATTGTGTCATGAAGTAACCGAACAAATTTACGCAGATCATTTTACACAATATTCTCATAACGAAGATGTAGTTTGTTATTCTGGAGGTATATCTCAAAATACAATCATCAATACTAAACTTAAAAAAGTTAGACACAATCTTCACATTCCACCTCACTGCAATGATGAAGGATTATCTTTAGGTGTGGTTGAATTTTTGAGGCAATATTATCAACAAGATTCTTTCGATAGAACAGGATATCCTTTCTGGCAATCTGATGAGGCGCCAGATTCTGTTGCTTCAGAAAAAACAATTTCTAGAACCGCTGAATTATTAGCACAAGGAAAGATTGTTGGGTGGTATCAAGGACATGGGGAAGTTGGTGCAAGAGCACTTGGTAATAGAAGTATTTTAATGGATCCAACCGTTAAAAATGGAAAAGAAATTTTAAATCAAAAAGTCAAACATCGAGAATGGTATCGGCCCTTTGGAGCATCTATTCTTGAAGATGAAATTCAAAATTATTTCGATTGGAATGATACTTCTCCATATATGCTGTATGTAATGGATGTATTGGACAAACAAAGTTTTCCAGCAATTACACATATAGATGGTACATGTCGAACACAAACAGTATCATCAAATTTAACGTCTTATTATTCTTTAATTAATAAGTTTGGAGATCTCACAGGAATTCCAATGTTGTTAAATACATCTTTAAATAATGGAGGTAAACCAATATGTGGAAGTGTAAATGAGAGTTTAGAACTTCTTACCTCAAGTGAGTTGGACGTATTGGTAATTGGTGACGAGATCTACGAAAAGACTTGACAGGATCTCAGTCAAACCTGTATAATACATAGGTCAACATTCAAAACAATGACTCTCACAGCAAAATTCAAGAAAGACGTTCAAACCCTTCGTGGTGCAGCAAACGGTGATTTTTACCTTGATGTAAAGAACCCAAAACTTTTTAAAAAAGTTCGTCGATACTATGAAAATGAAGGTGTAGTGTTCTCTGGTGATCCTCTTGATGACTATGAAATTCTTATGGAATACGTTCTTGCTGATCTGGAATCTGTTGAAGTAGCATGAAACTTAAAGTTCTTTTTGAACGTGAAGGATATCGTTTTGTAGAAGCAGGTATCCTTGAAATTAACGGTAAACCAGATTATCGTATGCAAAAACAAAACGAATATACTAAAAGGTGGAATGACATCTATCTTTTTGATAATGGTCTTCAATGTACTACTGCCATGGAAGATATTGAATACGCAAAATGGTTAGACCCAGATAGAGTTCCTTGTTATATTGATTCTGATGATGAAGATTGCTAATAATTAGTTGTTCTATGGACAGAAAAATAACTCCACTGTTTTCAGTTCCTTTATATAAAACTGAATTAGAAATTACGGACGAAGAAAATAACAATTTTTTGAATGTAGTTGAATCTTTGGATTATTATCTGTCCACAGACGATATGGACCATCTAAATGGATTCATATCAAATAATCAAAATATATTAGAACTAATTCAATTCCAAAAACTAAAAAATCTTATAGAAACTGAATTAAAGGTATTTTTATATGATTGTTTGAAAATTGATCAGTCGCAGCAAATAAGACATTCTTGTTCTTGGATAACAAAACATGAATATGGTCATTGCTCACATCAACATACACATAATAATAGTTTATTCAGTGGAGTTTACTACATAAAAGTTCCAAAAGATAGTGGAGAGTTTTTAACTCTACATTCTCCAATTGATCATAGGATAGTGGTGCCAACTTTAACTGAATTTAATATGTTAAATAGTACACTATGGGATGAAGAAGTATATGAAAAAAAACTTTTATTATTTCCTTCTTCTCTTAAACATGGAGTTTCTGTTTCTAAATCTTATGAGGCTAGATATTGTCTAGCATTCAATTATTTTCTTACAGGAAAATTTGGCACTGATACTTCACATGCATATTTTTAGTCTCGGGATGACTCTAAAAGCGCCCTGGTCGGTGATGAAAACCCCTTATGTCTAAAACAAGTATCCTGAGGTATCTTGGGAACCTTTTCCTTATAATTGGTTATCAAATCATGTTATGGGGAGATTTTAAAAACGGTTTATTGTTAAAGTGTATTGGAGGTTTTCTTACAGTACCTTTTGCTATTAAACTTAAACTTTGGGATGTACTATTCTTATGTGCATTCTTTGGTATTACCGAGATATCAAAGTTAACCCAACTTTTCTTGGTTTCCTAAAACCAAGTGGTGGAGTCAAATATGACCCTATTGTTTTCTTGCTTTTCTCAAGAGCAAGTGGTGCGGATGGGACTCTCTCCCGCCTGGTTTCTTGCTTCCAGTTAAAGAGCAAGTGGCGAGCCTGGAGAATCATGTTTATGGAATTTAAAGAAATTGTAGGAGAGTATCTAAATCAAACCCAAGCGTTCACGTATCCAGCTGATTTTGCTATGATACGTTTAGTTTGGAAAGATCTTGGTGAAAATAAACTACATTCCCAAAGTTTTTATGAATATGATCGATCAAAACCATATCGTGAATCATATCATAAGTATGAATTAGTTTCTGAAAATGAAGTTTTACTTCATAGTTATGATATGGATTGGAACCCAACATGCGACCATAAAATTAATTGGGACGGATTGTTTTGGGTTGCTGAAACCTGTGGTGAATGTGTAGTAAGAGGTGTAAAAATTGTAAGTGAATTTAAATTCAATCACGAAAAATGTTTTTCACGCGATGCTGGATATGATATTGCAGGAAAATTGATATGGGGAAAAGAAGACGGTATTTTCGAATTCGATAAACTGTCTTTGTAAATGTGAGAGGAGTTGCATAAACTCCTCTTTTTTATTATAATATATACTACATAAATTAATTCAATTGATCATTTATGAGTCAATACAAAAAGACTGCACTTGTTCTTGGTGCAGGTGGCTTTATTGGAAGTCATATGGTTCGCAGATTGCGTTCCGAAGGATACTGGGTTCGTGGTGTAGACCTTAAGTATCCAGAATTTTCAGAAACCGAAGCAAATGAATTCATTCAGGGAGACCTGAGAGATATGAATTTTGTTCGCCGTGTTCTTGAATTTAAAGGTGAACAGGGCAATTTTCATAATTCAGTTCCTTATCAGTATATTCTTCCTTTTCACGAAATCTATCAATTTGCTGCCGATATGGGTGGAGCTGGATTTGTTTTCAGTGGGGAGAATGATGCCGACATTATGCATAATTCTGCAACCATCAACCTCAATGTTTTGGAAGCTCAGAGGCAGATGAATGAAACTTTTGGTGAAGAGTCTTCTTGGAAAACAAATACTAGACCATCTATAGATTACACCACTAAAATCTTCTACTCTGGATCTGCTTGTATGTATCCAGAACATAATCAATTAGATCCTGATAATCCAGATTGTCGTGAAGAATCTGCTTATCCAGCCAATCCAGATTCGGAATATGGTTGGGAAAAACTTTTTTCAGAAAGATTGTATTTTGCCTATCATCGCAATTATGGCATTCCAGTTAGGGTTGCTCGCTACCACAATATTTTCGGTCCAGAAGGAACATGGGAAGGTGGAAGAGAAAAAGCCCCTGCAGCAATCTGCCGCAAGGTCGCCTATCTTCCAGAGGAAGGTGGAACCATCGAGGTGTGGGGAGACGGCTTACAAACTCGTTCCTTCCTGTATATTGATGAATGCATCGAAGCAACTCGTCGTTTAATGGATTCTGATTTTATTGGACCAGTAAACATTGGTTCCGAAGAAATGGTAACCATTAATCAGTTAGTAGAAACTGCTGCTAAAGTTGCCAATAAGAATGTAGAGAAAGAGCATATTCTTGATGCACCTCTAGGTGTTCGTGGTCGTAATTCTAATAATGATCTTGTTCGAGAAAAGCTTGGATGGGATTATTCACAGACTCTTGAGGAAGGTATTCGTAAAACCTATGATTGGATCTCGGATCAAATCGATAAAAAAATGGAAGAAGAAGATTACTTACTCGCATATCTTAGTACATCACCGTTTTAATTTTAAAAAATGAGAATTGCTATACTTGGTTCTAGTGGTCAAATTGGAGCGTATTTGACTGATTATCTTCGTGAAAAGGGGCATGAAGTTACAGAGTTTGATGTTGTAAATGGTGATGAACAGGATCTTACTAAGATTCCTAATACCAAACTCATGCATGATATTCGTCTTGCAGATTTTGTATTTTTTCTAGCATTTGATGTTGGTGGATCTAGGTATCTGAAAAAGTATCAGCATACTTATGATTTTATTAATAATAATGCAAGACTTATGGTAAATGTATTTCAGTACCTTGCTGAATATCGCAAACCATTTGTATTTGCATCATCGCAAATGAGTAATATGAGTTACTCTCCATATGGGGTTATGAAAAGAGTTGGAGAACTTTATACCCAAACTCTCAAGGGACTTACTGTTCATTTTTGGAATGTGTATGGTATTGAGAGTGATCCAGAAAAGTCTCATGTAATTACTGATTTTATTCGTCGAGGGTTTGAAGAAGGTGAGTTTGAAATGCTTACCGATGGAACTGAAGAACGTCAGTTTCTTTATGCTGAAGATTGCTGCGAAGCTTTGGAAACAATTATGAATTGTTATTCAGATTTTAAATCGGATGATCCTCTTCATATTACATCTTTCCGAGGTAATACTATTAAAGAAGTTGCCGAAATTGTTCAGGGTCAATTTAATTTAATTGGAAAGCATGATGTTAAAATTAAACCAGGTCTTGCAAAAGATAGTGTGCAATTAGATAAGAGAAATCAACCCAATAATTATATTACTGGATGGTGGATGCCAAAAACTAACCTTCAGGATGGTATTGCAAAAGTATTTGAGGCAATGAAAGATGATTGGGTTTAATCATTTAGGAAATTTGGGCAGACTTGGTAATCAAATGTTCGAATTTGCTGCACTAAAAGGTATTGCAGCAAAACATAATTATGAAATTTGTATCCCTCCATCATCCCATAAGGGAATTGAAAATTATAGTCTTCACCAATGTTTTAAATTGGACCATATTCCAGTTGGGTATATTGAAGGTGAAAATTATGCCGTAGAAAGTTCTTTTCATTTTGATGAGAATTTATTTGAAAGTTGTTCAGATGATATAAGTCTCTTTGGATTTTTTCAATCAGAAAAATACTTTCAACATATCTCAGATGAGATTCGTAAAGATTTTACTTTTCATGACGAACACTTTGGACCATGTAAAGAAATGATGGAATCTGTTGATGGAGAACCAATCATGCTACATGTTCGTCGTGGAGATCCTAATTTAACTGATCCTCGTGGATTTAAATGGTCTTATACTCAATGTGGAGATCAGCACCCAGTTCAACCAATAGAATATTATGAAAAAGCACTTTCCGAATTTGACGATGATCAGCCTGTAATTGTTTTTTCTGATTCGCCTGAGTGGGTTAAAGAGCAAGAATTTTTTTCTGGAGATAGATTTTTAATTTCGGAACCACAAGAAAAATATGCAGATGGTTCCTATACGCCATATGCAGACTTATGCTTGATGTCTTTATGTTCTCATGCTATTATTGCTAATAGTAGTTTAAGTTGGTGGGGTGCTTGGTTAATTTCAAATCCAAATAAAAAAGTCATCGCACCAAAAATGTGGTTTGGACCTGCTTATGCGGATAAAAATACTAAAGACCTTTATGCTGAAGATTGGATTGTGTTATGAACCGTATTACTGATTATTCTGAATTAAAGACAAGAATTGTTAATTGGATTAAAGATTATACTACCTCTAATGGTATTAAATCACTTGTAGTAGGAATTTCTGGAGGAATTGATTCTTCCGTTGTTTCTACCCTCTGTGCTGAGACAGGACTTCCTACGTATGTTCTTTCCATGCCTTTGAATTCAATCAGCTCTCAATCAGATTTGTCTGATGTTCACAGAAAGTTTCTTTCTAAAAATTATGAGAACGTTGTTCCTATGCGGATTGATCTCTCATCTGTATATGAGCAGTTTGTAAAGAGCACCAAGTTTTGGTTAGGTGATGAATTTGCAGAAGCAAAGCATCCTTTAGCTAATACTAAGTCGCGCATTCGTATGCTAACTTTATATCAGATTGCTGGTGATGTTGGTGGTATTGTAGTTGGAACTGGAAATAAAGTTGAAGATTATGGTGTAGGATTCTACACTAAGTACGGTGACGGCGGAGTTGATATCGCTCCCATTGCCGATCTTTACAAAACTGAAGTATGGGAACTTGGAAAGCATCTTGGCGTTGATCAACGCATTATTGATGCACAACCTACAGACGGTCTTTGGGAAGACGGAAGAACTGATGAAGATCAGCTTGGAGTTTCTTATGAAGATCTTGAGTGGGTAATGGAATCGGGAATCTTTAATTCTCCTCTAGCTACTCCAAAAAATCTTACTGAATGGGGTGGCAAACCACTTACCGAAGAACAACGAAACGCAGTTCATCAATATTCAAAATTTAATACTCAAAACAAACATAAGATGGTAGAAATTCCCACATTCAAACTATGAAAATCGGACTCATTGGCGCAGGAAGACTAGGAATCTGTCTCGCACTTCTTATGGAAAATGCGGGATATGATGTTCTTGTTTCTGATATTCGTGAGGATTATGTAGAGAACCTCAATAAAAAAATCATTCAAACTGCAGAACCTCATGTTGCAGAACATCTAAAAGAATCAACAAATATTGAAGCAACCACCGATAATCACAGAGTTATCAAAGAGTGCGATATTATTTTTACTTTAGTTGCAACTCCTTCTTCTCCCGATGGTTCTTACGATGTAAGTGCTGTTTGGAATGTTGTCCGTGACTTTCAAGAAGTTCAAGATGTGGAAGGAAAGACTCTTGTGGTTGGATGTACTACCAATCCAGGAGATTGTGTAAGGTTTCAAGATCAACTTAAATCTTATGGTGTGAGTGTAATTTATAATCCAGAGTTTATTGCACAGGGATCTATCATCAAAGATCTTACTCATGCAGATATGGTTTTGATTGGTGGTGAGAATGAAGAAGTAATGAATCTTCTTTCCGAAATGTATAAGAAGATTCAAGTCATCAAACCCAAAGTAAGTTGCATGTCTTTGACTGCTGCAGAACTTGTAAAACTTGCAGTTAATTGTTATCTGACGACTAAGATAAGTTATGCAAACATGGTCGGTGAAGTGATGACTATGGCTGGACTAGAGGACGAAATTGAAACCGTCTTGAATGCTATTGGAAACGACTCCAGAGTCGGAACTAAATATCTCAGATACGGATATGGATTCGGTGGTCCATGTCTGCCTAGAGATAACAGATCCTTCGCAGCATTTGCAAAAAAATTAGGATTAACTTATAATTTAGGTGAGACAACAGATAATTTTAATTACGAACACGCAAAGTTCCTAAGAAATTACTTTATTAAAAAGAATAAAGAAAGTCTTCCATTTTATTTTAGTTACATTTCCTATAAGAAGGGAACTGATATTTTAACTGAAAGTCAACAATATATTCTTTGTCAAGATTTACTTGATCAGGGGTATACCGTTTATGTTGATGATATTGATTCAATTATTAAACAAGTTGATAAGTATTTAATCGAATGGTATGGTGATAGAATCAAGTTTGGTAAACCACCCGAAGGCATTAAAACAATTGCGATTAATTTATGAGGATTTTTAACCTATGAATATTAACACCTATTATGATTCTGAAAAAGATGAACTAATCCATTCTTTTACTAATTCAGAGTTAATTAAGAGAACCTATTCTCAGGCATATCAAGATCTTTTTGTTCTTTCTGTTCTTGATGGAAAGAAAAATGGAACTTATGTGGAAATTGGATCTAACCACCCAACAGTAGCAAATAACACTTATGTTATGGAAACTGTTCTTGGATGGAAAGGAGTTTCCTTTGATATTGATGAGGAAATGTGCAAAGAATTTAAAATTCAGAGAAGAAATCCTGTTGTGCTATGTGATGCAACAACAGTAGATTATTCTAGTATCTTTGAACAATATAGATTGCCTACTAATCCAAAAAGGATTGATTATTTGCAAGTTGATATTGAACCAGCACCACAGACACTTGCGGCACTTAAAGCAATTAATCTTGATCTTTATAAATTCTCTGTAATTACGTTTGAAACGGATGTTTATGCCGGTGGTAGTAATGCAAGGATCGCAGAAGAATCCAGAGAATATCTTCAATCTTATGGATATCAATTAGTTGCAAAAGATGTTATGAATGGTGGAAATTCTTTTGAAGATTGGTATGTTGATCCTTCTGTAGTACCTGAAGAAAAATGGAAACCATTTGAAAGTCAATCTGTAGAATGTGTGGAGTTGTTTATCAAATGAGTTGGACATTACAAGATAGCCCAGCAAATGCTTATCTAGCATCTTGTAGAAGGGCAGCGCAAGACGATCAGTTTTTCTCCATGTTTAAAAGAGATGGGGCGTATCGATATGTTTTAGAGCACGTTTCTCCAGAAGAAGGACAAAAATACCTGGATGAAACTGATTTTAATTTCATGGATAAGATCGATGAGATTAAAGAGAATGATTCATTAGGATCTCCTTATCTCTATGAATATGAAGGTGTGGGTCAAATTTCTCCAACAACTTTGAGATATATTAAGAATACTTCCGACATTGTTAATAAGTTTGGTACAGATATTAAGTCTGTTGTTGAGATTGGGGGTGGATACGGTGGATTGTGTAAAGTTCTTAGTTCATTTATTGATTTTGAAAGTTATCTTTTAATCGACTTAGAAGAGCCAAACCTTCTATCTAGAAAATATCTGAGTCATTTTAATCTTCCAACCTTGTCGCATCGGTCAGAAGAGATTGTAGAGATTGAAGAAAATTTCGACCTATTGATCAGTAACTATGCTTTCTCTGAATGTGATAGAGAAACACAATTAGAATATATTGAGAAGTTTGTTAAAAAAACAAATCGAATTTATATGATGTATAATGACTTTTCTCCAGAAAATATTCATCATCAAGAATTTGCAGATATGCTATCTGATTTATTTGATATTGAATTTTATGCTGATCATGGAGTTGATACCGAACCAAAAGTATTATTTGGAACTAGAAAATGATTTATAGCGTATCAAATTGGTCTGGTAGATTGGGTAACAATATTCAGCAAGTATCTAATGCATTAATGCTTGCTGAATATAAAAAAGAAAAATTCTTCCAAAATCTAGATCATGATATCATTAATAAATTTGCTATTGCTTTTGGCGATAGTGATGATAATCAGATTGCTTCTGGTAGATTTTATGCATGGGAACCTCTTTTTACCAGCAATAATACCTTTGAAGGTGGTAATGAAATTGGATTGGATAAAGATTATATCTACTCAAATGTGAGAAGAATTTGTAAAAAATATATCGCTAATAATTTAAATATCCCAGAGTATGATCCACTTCCAGAGGATACGATTGTAATGCACTTAAGAAGTGGTGATAATTATCATAGGATATTTGATCCTCCCACAGATTATGTTCCTAATCCATTAATATTTTATTTGAATTTAATTGAAGAATTTGAGAATGTAATAGTAATTACGGAACCTGATAGAAATAATCCTATCCTTTTTGAACTGGAAAAAATTAAAAAAGTAAAAGTTCAAAGTAAATCAGTCCAAGAAGATTTTGCAACACTTATGAGTGCTAAACATATTGCACTCTCTGGAGTAGGAACTTTTGCTATGGCTGCAGCATTATGCTCTTCTAATATAAAATCTTTATATACTACTGACTTATTGTTGACTGAACATTTAAATTATAGTATGCTATTCAATACCGATGTAACTGTAAATGTTATGGAGTTGAAAGATTATATTCCCGTTTATCCATGTAGTTGGAGAAACACAGAAGAACAAAGAAAATTTATAATTGATTATAGGATTTAAGATGAAAATATTTGTTACTGGATGCGCTGGTCTATTAGGATCAAATTATTCTAGGCACCTTATTTCGCATGGTCATGAAGTAATTGGTATTGACGATTTATCTGGAGGACATAAAGCCTTTGTTCCTAAAGCAGAAAATTTTACTTTTGTAAAATTAAATCTTGAAAAAAGAAAAAAGGTTGTAGAACTTTTTGAAGAGCATAGCCCAGATGTTCTTCTGCATTTTGCAGCTTACGCTGCGGAAGGTTTATCTCCTTTTATTCGCAATTTTAATTACCGAAATAATCTTATTTGCTCGGCAAATCTTATTAATGAATGTGTAAACTATAATACTAAGATGATTTTTACATCTAGTATGGCTGTCTATGGAGAACAAGAACCTCCCTTTACCGAAGATAAACGACCACAACCGATTGATCCTTATGGAATTGCTAAGTATGCTGTAGAGTGTGATTTAAAACTCGCACATGAGCAATTTGGTCTGCGTTATAATATTGTTCGCCCACATAATGTTCTGGGCATATATCAAAATATTTGGGATCGTTATCGCAACGTAATCGGCATTTTTATTCGCAAAACTATTAATAGACAACCAATTCTTGTATATGGTGACGGAGAGCAAACCCGTGCATTCTCTGATATTCGTTATTATATGGAACCCTTTGATAAACTTCTAACGGGTTATGATAATGAAATATTTAATATTGGTGCTGATAAATATTTTACTTTAAATGAGGTTGCTGAAACCGTTCAAAAAATTGGTAAAAAGTATGGATATGATGTTCCAATTGAACATGGAGAACCAAGGCATGAAGTAAAACATGCATATTGTGATCATACAAAAGCCAAAACTATGTTAGAATTTAAAGATGATACTAAACTTGAAGATTTGATCGAAGGAGTTTTTGTTTGGGCAATGAGTCAACCAAACAGAAAAGTAAAAAATATGGATTATGAAGTAACAAAAAACATTTACGATTATTGGAGACAATGAAATGAAACCTAAAATTTTAGTATACAAACCAAAAAAACCTTTGGTAAAACCTAAGATTGAAAAAGAATTTAATCTGCAAGGACTATATGAAGAAGCATGTGAATGCTATGTCTCAGACATTTATCAACATCTTCCAGTTCTATATGAGTATGCTAAAGATTGCGAGCATGTGACGGAGATGGGCGCAAGAGGCGGTAATAGCACTCGTGCATTTCTTTATGCAAACCCTAAAAAATTTGTTTCATATGATTATCAATATGAAACTCCAGAACCTCATTTGGAAAAAGAAGTTAAAGATCTAATTTCAATTTTTGAAAAGGCAAAAGAACAAGGAGTAAATTGTGAATATATTGGCGCGGATGTTTTAACAATCGAAATTGAAGAAACTGATTTACTTTTTATTGATACCTGGCACTGCTATGCTCAATTGAAAAAGGAATTGGAACTTCATGCTGGAAAAGTAAGAAAGTATATTGCTTTCCATGATACTTATACATATGGGCAAAAGGGTGAAGGATATCCAGAGATGGATATCAATCATCCAAATAGAGATGCCTTAAATGGTAATGGTGGGATTAGAAAAGCTATTGATGAATTTTTGGAAGAAAATTCTGAGTGGAGTATTTCTTACGAAACCGAAGAAAACAATGGATTGATTATTATTGAAAAAGAGTGATATGAAAGTATTTGATTCTTTTAGATTTTATAATGAACTGGAGTTATTAGAATTACGATTAAATGTCTTAAATGATGTTGTTGATTATTTTGTATTAACTGAGTCTCCTGTGACTGTAAGTGGTAATGAAAAACCACTTTATTATTTGGAAAATAAGGATAGATTTAAAAAGTTTAATCACAAGATAATCCACAATGTCGTGGAAGAAATTCCTAACGACTTTAGTGATTATCTAGATAAAAAACCATATCACACTGCATATAAATCTATAGATCAAAATTGTGGGCAACCATATATTGATATTCCTATCAGGTATCAAAGAGATATTTTTAGCAGAAACAGCACTGTCTATGGTATGCTTTCTGGGAAAGTTCAAGATGATGATTTGATCATTACTAGTGATGCAGATGAAATTATTAATCCCCTAGTTCTCGAAGATTTAGATTGGTTTGATCCTACAAATCATTATGTTTGCTTACAAAGAGCATTTTACTATAAGTTCAATTTTCTTTATATGGAAGATTGGATGGGATCTAGAGTATGTTCTTGGAAAATGTTAAAGGAAACCTCTGTTAATGATCTGAGACAAATTCATCAGCAAGCATATCGTATTGAAAATGCTGGATGGCACTGGAGTTTCTTTGGAAATGCCGATACATTCCGATCTAAAATATCTGCATATGGAGACTGTCATATGAACATCCCCTCAGTAACTGATAATGCTGAGGAAAAAATTGAAAATGGATATGATCCTTTAAATCGTGGAGGATCTCTACAAGTTGTTCCTATTGATGATTCGTATCCAGAATATATCATTCAAAATCAAGAAAAGTATTCTGAGTATATTAAATCATGGAATTAATTGAAGGTATAGCACTTTCTAATTTGTGTGATTATTCTTTTGGAGACCAATCTGGTCAATGGGGGAATATTCACACTTCTTTTATGAAAGATGCTAATTTAAAAAATGTGGAGTTCGTAAGCAAATTATTTGAAGTAAAGAAAAGTCGTAATTATATGACTTTGTTTATTGATAATATACGCTTATATAATAGAAATATTGCTTCTACTAAAAAGGAAGATAGACCTTATATTGAATCTTTACTTGAAAGAAATGATCTTTTAGATTTATGTTCTAAGTTTAAAGATATGAATTTTATTATCTTTACAAATTTAGAAGATACTCCAATTGATGAATTTATTTTTGATAAAATTCCAGATAATGTATTGAGTGTGAACGCAGTTAATGCACTTTCTTTTGGTGGAAAAGTAAATCCAATTCCATATGGATTGCAACGTGCAATGCATCCTCTGGATAAGCGAGCGGATATAATTCAATATTTTATGGAGGAAAGGGTAGATATAGAAGCATTAAATCTTCTGTACGTTAATCATAGTATCAATACAAATCCAAATGAAAGAGAAGGAATTAATGAGATTTTTTCTGAAAAACATTGGGCTTTTGTTGAGAATGAGAGGGTAGATTTCTACCAGTTTTTATTTAAAATCAAGGAACATAAGTTTATGATTTGTCCAATAGGTAATGCTATTGACTGTCATCGTAATTGGGAAGTCTTATATTTAAGGCGAGTTCCTGTTATGAAAAAACATCCATACTTGCAGCATCTTTATAAAGATTATCCTGTTTTATTTGTCGATAGCTATGAGGATGTAACGGAAGATCTATTAATCAAAAACAATCATCTATATGAGCAGGCTCAGACTATGGATTTGTCTGAATTGACTTTGCCTAATTTTTTTGATAAAATTGTAAATAAAAATCTTGGGAGAGAAGATGTTAGTAAATGAAATGTATCTTGGATCTGGATTGGGGAACCAGATCTGGGCATCAGTTGTTGTTAGAATTATTGCCGAAAAATTGGGATATGAATACGGCATTAAAGGAAAGGAACTTTGGAAAGGTTCTGGTTGGATGCCTTATTTTTGGGGAAATGAAGTTGTAGGTGGTACTGGACCAGATGGTGGTCCCCCAGAAACTCTTCCAGAAGGAATTAAATATTATTATCGTGAGAGGCAAGAAAGACAACACACTTGTCCTCATGATATTAATCCGATTGATCATGGTCTTTTCTTTCTCCCAGATAATACAAAAGTTGATGGTTCTTTTCAGAACATGCTTTATATTGAAGATCGTCGTGATGATATTCGAGAGTGGTGTAAAGTAGATGAGGATAAAATTATTAGGGATTATTCCCGAGATGATATTTGCGTAATTCATTTTAGAGGAGGTGATTATACTACAGGTCACTCTTTCCTTCCCCCAAATTATTATCAGATGGCTATGGATCGAATGAAAGAGATTCGTAGTGATATGAAATTTGTTGTAGTAACTGATGATGTTGATACTGCAAGAATGCATATTCCAAATGCTGAGGTAGTTGGTGCTGCTATTTCTGATGAACCAGGTGGTCCAGACTATAAAATTGGTTGGTATCAAATGAAAGGAGGACCCTTATCCATTGATTACAGTATTTTGCATACTGCGAAGAATGCTATCATTTCTGCCTCAACTTTTGCATTTTGGCCAGTTTGGCTTTCAACTGATGCTGAGAATGTAATCGCTCCAAAATATTGGTTTGATTGGAATATCTCTGATGGTTGGTGGAGACCAGTAGATTCCATTGTTGCAGAGTGGAATTATCTTGATCGAGAAGGAAATCTCATGATTGGTGACGAATGCTGGCAAGAGTATCGTCATTATAACAAAGTAATTAATCCAGATACATCTGGAGTTATCATTCAATATTCTTAATAAACATATGACTATTCATGGATGGATCGCTGCTCCCGATGATGTATTGGGTTCATACGCACAATCTTGTTTTGATTGTGCAAGCGACGAAAGTAAATTTAAAAACTTTAAAAAAGATAGTGGGTATAGAACTATCGTAGAAGGAGCTCCAAAATTATTTTTTGATTATTATGTGGAAGCTATTAAATCACATGAGAATTATAAAACCTTCAAAGATAATCTAGAAAAATTTAGGGTTAATGATACTATTGGTAATCCAGATACCTATGTTGACCCTGAAATTGGTGAGTTTTCTGGATCTACTTTGAAGTTCGCGTTTAACGCAATTGATATTTTAGAGTTCATTAAAACTCAAGGTAATGAATCTGAAATTAAAAATATTGTGGAAATTGGTGGTGGATATGGAGGACTTTGCTTGATCCTTTCTAAATTGGTTGAATGGGATCAGTATACGCTTATCGATCTTCCAGAAACCTGTTTATTGGTTGATAAGTACCTATCAAATTTTCCCGATATTAAAGATAAAGTTAAAACAATTCCATGTGATAGAGTTGATAAAGAAAACTTTTCTAAAATTGATTTAGCAATCGCAATTAATTCATTATCCGAATGTGATCTGGAAACACAATTGAATTATTTTGATAAAATTATTTCCAAGTCAAAATTTTCTTATATTGTAAGAAATCCAGATACTCAAGAAAGAATGAATCATCACAAACAAACAATAGATAGTCTTCCAGATAATTTCCTTGTAGACGATTCAAATCGAGTCGAAGAATGGTACAGCAGTAATATTATTGTTTATATTAAGAGAGATGATTAATCTTCCAACCGTAACACTTTTTTGCATTTCATCTAATAATATTCCCGGTGCAGTTTATGCTCTCCAAAAAAGTATGGAGGGCATAAACTATGGATCTGTAAAATTAATAACTCATGAAGATCCTGGAGAACTTCCTGATAATATAGAATTTTCAAAGTGTTACGAGATCAAGTCCATTCACGATTACAATTATTATTGCATCTATAATCTTACTAAACACATTGATACGGATTATTGTTTACTTGTTCAGCCTGATGGATATGTAATTCGTCCCTGGAAATGGGAAGATGAGTGGTTTAGATATGATTATATCGGAGCACCATGGAGGTGGGAAGAGAGATCATTTGTGACCCCATTTGGTGAACATATCGCCGTTGGTAATGGTGGATTTTCTTTTAGAAGTAAAAAACTCTTAGATGTCCCAACAAAAGTCCAAGTTCCTTGGGATGTAAACAAAGGAGATTTTTATAAGCACTTTGGATATGGATCTACATCAGAAGATGGAAATATCTGTGTGCATAATAGGCATATATATGAAGAGCAAGGATGTGTTTTTGCTCCAGTAGAAATAGCAGCAAGGTTTTCAAAAGAAAGACACATTTCCCCATATCATGATGGTGTAGACACTTTTGGATTTCATTTTTTTGTTCAAGATATTCGTTGAGGTAAATTATGATTGGATACAATCATCTGGGTCGTAATGGAAGACTTGGAAATCAGATGTTTCAGTATGCAGCACTACGAGGTATTGCTGCAAAACATGGATATCAATGGTGTATACCGCCTAGTAATTTTACTGTAGAACCAAAAGCTGGTGAAGAAAAAGATCATCAGTTATTTGAAGCATTTAAACTTCCTTCTGTGGAGCATGTTGAAATGCTCGGAGCAGTTTATCTTGAAGAAAAAACTTTTACATTTGATCAAGAACTATTTGAGACTTGTCCAGATAATGTAAATCTGTATGGATTTTTTCAAACAGAAAAATACTTTAAACATATTGAGCAACAAATCAGAGAAGATTTTATTTTCAATGATGATATCTGGAATCCATGCAAGGAGATGTTTCAATTTGATGATGCGATTTCTTTACATATTCGTAGAAGTGATTATGTCCAAAAACAAGAGTTTCATCCACTATGTCCAATTGACTATTATGAAGTTGCGCTGAGCAATCTCCCCGATGATATTCCTGTTCTTATTTTTTCTGACGATACAAATTGGTGTAAAAGACAAAAAATATTTTCCTCTGATAGATTCTTAATTTCTGAATCTGATAGTAATTTGGTTGATTTATGTTTAATGTCTATGTGCAACTATCACATTATTGCAAACTCATCATTTTCTTGGTGGGGTGCTTGGTTAGCAAATGGTAAAAAAGTAATCGCACCAAAGGTTTGGTTTGGACCAAAAGCCAATCTTGATGATTCGGATCTTGTTCCAGAACATTGGGAGAGAATTTGATGCCTGAATTTTCAATTGCTATTCCTACTCATGATCGAGGAGAAAATGGTCCAGTATGGATGAGGGAATTACTTGATAGTATTAAATTGCAAACCTTTGCAGACCTTGAGATTGTTGTATCTGATCAAAGTAAAGATGATTTAATTTTAGACGTTTGTAAAGAATATTCTGAGACTTTTGATTTTACTTATGTTAGATATGAGGGCAGTATTCCCTGTGAAAATATTAACATCGCACTAGAAAACTGCAAAGGTAGAATAATCAAAATCATGTTTTCTGACGATTTATTCATCGTAGAGAATGCATTAGAATTGATTAAAAAAGAATATGATGAAACTAATTGCAAGTGGATGTTCAGTGGATTTTGTGGAACCTCTGATGGAAAAAATTTTTATGATTCAAAAGTTCCCATGTGGACTGATTACATGCTTGAAGGGAGAAATCTTTTAAGTAGTCCTTCCGTAGTTTCATTTTTAAACGAATGTAAAGTTGATTTTGATGAAAATCTTAAACTTCTTTTAGATACGGATTTTTATCATAGAATGCGATGGAAAAATGGAATGCCGCATATTATTTCTGAAGTTTTAGTTGCAAATCGTGATCATAATGACAGAATTAGTAGCCATGCAACATCTCAATATGATGCATATGTCCAACATCCGGAAGGGGGATGGGCAGTAAACAGATCTGAATTAGAATACTTAGAAGCTAAGCATAAAAAATTCTGTAGAAATAGAAAGTATCCAGATGAGAATTGATTTAACAGAAGCAACATTTATTGTTCCGATTCGCATTGAGTCTTCTGATAGACTTCGAAATGTAATTACATCTACTGCTTTTCTTTTAGAGAACTTTGATACAAATATTATTATCAAAGAGGTTGATTCTGAATCAATCTTTCAAAGAGATGCTCTTCCAGTCTTAAAAGATATTCTGGATGTAAATGTAGAAGTTCATCATATTTTTGAAAAAAGTGATGAACCATTGTTTCATCGTCAGAAAGTTCTGAATGAAATGATCGTTGCGGCAGATACAGAAATAGTGGTTAATTATGACTGCGATGTTTTGCTTCCATTGGATTCTTATCATGAAGCATATCAATCAATTCTTCACCATACTCATGATGTAATCTATCCATATGGGCAAGGAATGTACCAAAAACAAGTTAGAGCAACTGATGAAATAGTTTCTAATTTTTTGCAAACTGGAGATTTTGCATATCTTGAAGAACATTCCAATCTCCATACTTCTGATTTTGGATGGGCTCAATTTTTTAATAGAAAAGTTTATATTGATGGGGGCATGGAAAATGAAAACTTTAAAGCCTATGCCCCAGAAGATAAAGAAAGATTTTACAGATTCACAACCTTAGGATATAATGTTGGTAGAATCAATAACTTTGTTTATCATTTGGAACACGCTAGGGGAGAAAACTCCTGGTTTAATAACCCACACATGCAAAGTAATAATAATGAGTGGGAAAAAATTCAAAAAATGAATGCATCACAATTAAAAGAATACTATTCCAATCAATCTTACTTAAAGAAATATGGATAAAAATAAGTCTGCTTATAAATTAAAAAACCTTGGTCCAATATATTATTTAAATCTTGACGGACAACCCGAAAGAAGAAAATATATGGAAGATCAATTTGCCTATTGGGAAATTGAAGACTATACCAGGATTTCTGCTTACGATGGTAGAACTGATGATTTGAGTGATATTATTTCTGGTAAGTATCCAGATAATATGACTTCGGGAGAAATTGGTTGTATTACCTCACATTTAAAAGCAATTAAACATTGGATGGAAACATCTGATAGTCCTTATGCAATTATCATGGAAGATGATTGTAATATGGATCTTGTTAAATATTGGGATTTTACCTGGAGTGATTTTTACGCACATATTCCTTATGACTGGGATGTTGTACAAATAGCAATTATTTGCACGGGAGACCTTCATGTAAAATTACATAAAAGATTTGTAAATGACTTCTCTACAGCTTGCTACTTAATTACTCGCCATCATGCAGAGAAACTTTTAAGACTTCATACCAGGGGAGATAAGTATAAACTTGATAATGGATGTAAACCACGTCCTGTTGCTGATGATGTAATTTATAATTCTGGAAATACCTTTAGTATTCCTTTATTTTTTTATAGAGTGGAATTGGGATCTTCTATCCATCCAGAACATATTGATGCATTTCATAAAGCTAATCATGATGGATTGCTTAATTTCTGGCAGCAAAGGGGAGCTCAGATTGATATTAAAGAATATATGAATTATGATCCTTATCTTGGTAGGATAACAGAAGCAAGTGAATCTTAACCTTCCCTTAGTTGACTTCCCTGTGAGATCGTAGTAGTATATACGCAATCTTAAGTTTTGCTTAAGACGCTCTAAATACTCACGCATGACAGACGCCCCAATTACTCGCGTTATCATGTATTCCATAATACTTGAGGTTTATTTTAACCTCGTGTACAATGTCGTTTAGTACAAAACACAAATCTTTTATGAAACTCAAACAACTGATGCTTGCACCTGTTGCTCTGGGAATGGTTGCTCCTGTTGCTGCGAATGCCGCAGATCTTAATATGGCAGCAGTCAACCAATATGTTTCCTCCGAGCAGGTCTCAAGTATCACTCAATTGTCTGATGTAAAGCCTACTGATTGGGCTTATCAGGCACTCAGCAATCTTGTTGAGCGTTATGGTTGCGTTGCTGGTTATGAAAACGGAACTTACCTTGGTGGTAAGGCAATGACTCGTTTTGAAGCCGCTGCACTTCTGAATGCTTGTCTTGATCGCGTAACTGAAGTCACCGATGAACTCCAGCGTCTTGCTACCGAGTTCGCCAATGAACTTCAAGTTCTTCGTGGTCGTGTTGCTAAACTGGAGAAACAAACTGCTGCTCTTCAGGCACAGCAGTTCTCTACCACTACCAAACTCAAAGGTGAAGCAACCTTTGTTTTGGGTGGTGTAGATGGTGCTCGTCTTGCTAACAGCACTAATGTTGGAAACACTGCTTTCAACTATGACCTCCGCCTGAGTTTTGATACTTCCTTCACTGGTAAGGATCTGCTCAAGACCCGTCTGCGTTCTGGTAACTTCTCCTCGCAACCTTTCGGTTCTTCTTCCTCCCTGTTCAAACTGGACAAGGCAGAAACCTATGCGAACCAAGTCACTCTTGATCGTCTGTACTACAGCTTCCCTGGTCTGACCAAAGGTATGACTCTGACTGCTGGTGCTCTCGTTCGTAACACTGAGATGGCGTGGGTTCCTACCGCATACAAGTCGGACGTTCTTGACTTCTTCTCTGTTGCTGGTGCTCCTGGTGTCTACAATAAGGCAACTGGTTCTGGTTTCGGTGCTCAGTGGGCACAACCTACCAAGAAAGGTAAGGGTGGATTCGTTGCTGGCATCAACTACGTTGCCCAGAATGGTAACGACAGCACCAAAGGTCAGTTTGATGAAGATGGTTCTCTGAACACTCTTGCTCAAGTTGGTTATCGTGCTCCTCAATACGGCATCGCATTCGGTTACCGCTATGGTACTGAAGGCACCCGTGTTCGCACCTTCAACGCTCTGGGTGGTGGTTCTGGCAACCTTGCTGCTAACCAAACCTCCAATGGTTATGCTATCAATGCTTACTGGCAACCCAAGAAGTCGGGTATCATTCCTTCTGTGAGTGGTGCTTATGGTTGGAACACCGTAAGTCTTTCCAACAACCGCACGACTCCTACTGGTGCTACCGATTCACAAACTTGGATGGCAGGTCTTCAGTGGAGCGATGTGTTTGTTAAGGGTAATGCCGCTGGTTTTGCCATCGGTGCTCCTGGTAACGCTGCTTCTCTTGCTGCTGATCGCAAAGCGATTATGTGGGAAGCCTTCTATCGTTACAAAGTTAGCGATGCGATCAGCGTGACTCCTGCTGTATTTTATGTGTCTAACAACCAAGGTCTGAAGCAAGCTTCCGATAACTATGGTGGTGTGATTCAGACGACCTTCCGTTTCTGATAACTACTCATAAGTTGAGTGGAACCACCCCTTTCTGGGGTGGTTTTTCAGTAAATGGACATATTTAACCTTCCGTTAACTTTAATCAAGTAAAATTACTACGAAGTTTTTTAATCCCAATGAAACTCAAACACATTGCTACAATCGGTCTTGCTTTTGCTCCTGCTGCTGCATTTGCTGGACCTGCTATTAATGGTGCTGGTGCTACCTTCCCTGCACCTATCTACCAGCGTTGGTTCCAAGATTACGCTGCTGCTACTGGTGAAAGAGTAAACTATCAGTCCGTTGGTTCTGGTGCTGGTATCCGCCAGTTCGTTGCTGGAACCGTTGACTTCGGTGCTTCTGATGAACCTATTAAGGCAAAAGAAGCAGCAAAAGTAAAGCGTGGTGTCGTTCAGATTCCTATGGTGGGTGGAACTATTGCTGTTGCTTATAACAAACCTGGATGCAAACTGAAACTGACTCAGAAGCAAACTGTCGATATCTTTGCTGGTCGTATTAAGGACTGGAAGCAAGTCGGTTGTGCTGCAGGTTCTATCAGAGTTGTTCATCGTTCGGACGGTTCTGGAACCACTTATGCTTTCACCAACTCTCTGGATGCCTTTGGTGGTTGGACTGCTGGTGTAGGTAAGTCAATCAACTGGCCTACTGGTGTTGGTGCTAAAGGTAATGAAGGTGTTGCTGGAACTCTTTCCAACACTCCTGGCGGTATTGGTTATTTGAACACTGGATTTGTTCGTGCTAACAAACTCCAAGCCGCTGTTCTTCAGAACAAGGCAGGTAAGTTTGTCGGACCTTCTGCCGTGACTGGTGCCGCTGCTCTGAATGGTATCAAACTGGACCCCGTGACCCTTGCTGGTGAAGATCCCAACCCTGCAGGCGTCCGTGCCTATCCTATTTCCACTCTGACCTGGATTCTTGCTTATAAGAATGGTTATGCTCCTGGTAAGGCACAAGCAGTTCGTGATGCTATCAATTATGCTCTGAGTTCTAAAGCACAATCTATTGCGGATGACTTGGGTTATGTTCCTCTTGCTGGTTCTATTCTGAATCGTTCCCGTCTGAAAGTCCAACAAATCGGTCTGGGCGAGAAGTGATTTGCATTTCCTAACAAAATAAGTATAAATTACTACAAAAGGGGCTTGACGCCCCTTTCTTTTTGCTATATAATTGTGTAACAATTCTTAACGAATTTACAATGACTGTAACAACGAATGAGCGTGGGCAGCAAAATATGTTTGCTAAAGAACCCACAATGTATTACCACAATTATGGTATGCAAACCCCTAATGAATGGAAGGAGACCTACAATGGGCGCTGGGCAATGGTCGGCATTATTGCTGGGGCTATTTCTTATACTCTCACTGGTAAACTCTTCTTCGGGATCTTCTGACAATTGATTGACAATGACTTCAATTATCTTTACAATAACTAGTGTTGCCTTTTTCATTTTACTGGCACACTCAGTTAATCAACTATCAGATACTTACTAACATATGACTTACAATGTTACTCTCCGCTCTTCCGATGGTTCCGAAACCACTATCCAATGTGATGAGGATACTTACATCCTTGACGCAGCAGAAGAGGCAGGCGTTGACCTCCCCTACTCCTGCCGTGCTGGTGCTTGTTCCTCTTGTGCTGGTAAAGTAGTAGAAGGAACAGTAGACAACGAAGACCAGACATTCCTTGATGACGATCAACTCGCAGAAGGATTTATTCTGACTTGCACTGCATATCCTAAGTCAGATTGTGTGATTCTCACTGAGCAAGAGGAAAACCTGTGACCGCTGGAATGCTTGGGCAGTTTGCACTTGCCCTTCAAGAACTTGGGTGGGATAGGAATGATGAACTCTCTGTTGAGATTGGTGGGGTAGCAGTAACTGGAACTGCGACTCACCCAGACGCAAATGCAAAGTGGGCGAAGCCATTTGGAACCGTAACTTATCAGAACGACGCTTTTATTGTTATCAAGAATAAAACCAGAAGTCCTATGGTCTTCTCCCAACCCAATCCAGAACTTAAACAACAACATCCATATAAAGGAGAAAAAAAATGAAATTTGGTTTTACCCCTGAGGCAGAAATCCTCAATTCTCGTCTAGCAATGCTTGGATTTGTCGCAGCTGTTGCTTCTTATGCCTTCACTGGGCAAGTGATTCCTGGAGTTTGGTGATATGGAAATGACTATGCGTAGCGAAGGTTATCAGCTTCCTCAAGTTCAATTCATTTTTCGTGAATCTGGAGAATTCGTAACTCGTACAACCGCAGAACTTTTTGATGGTAAGCGTGTGGTTATTTTCAGTCTGCCTGGTGCATTCACTCCTACTTGCTCTGCTTATCAGTTGCCTGGATTTGAAGAGAAGTACGAAGATTTTATTGGACTCGGTATTGATGCTATTTACTGCATCTCTGTTAATGATGGGTTTGTTATGAATGCCTGGGCTAAGGACCAGAACATTGAGAAAGTCAAACTCATTCCAGACGGCAATGCTTACTTCACACGTTCTATGGGAATGCTTGTTAATAAGTCCAACCTTGGTTTCGATAATCGGTCTTGGCGTTATGCTGCGGTCGTGGATAATGGAATCATCGAAAAACTATTCGTGGAAGAGGGGATCCGGCACAATGCCGACACCGACCCTTATGAAGCGACTACTCCTGAAAATGTTCTAGAGTATGTATCGGCAAATCTGAAAGTTGGTGCTACAACTTGAAGATAAATGAAGCGCCTAAACAGGCGCTTTTTTTATAAATATCTTCAGTGTTTAAGTAATATCCAATGACTCTAGATCTCCATAACTTTTTTAAGTTTTATGATGAGAAGAACGCAAATCACGTAGCTGCTGTTCAGTGGTTGGAAGATAATCTTCCCGCACAATTTCTAGACGACGCAGAGACTGATTGGATTGGTATTTTCAGAACAAAACCACCAACTCCAGCAGTACTCGATGTTCCATATTTCAATCAAGTAGACAACTACAGAGATGCACATAGAACTTGTAACAGTTCGTCATGTGCTATGTGTCTTGCATTCCTCAAGCCAGGAAGCATCAAAGGTGACGATGAGTATGTTAAGAAAGTATTTGCGATTGGCGACACGACTGACCATGCGGTACAAACAAAGGTACTTGCAGGTTATGGAGTTAAGTCACACTTTAGTTACAATCTTTCTTTTGCTGATATTGATAAAAGTCTTGACGCTGGGAAACCCGTTGTTATTGGTATCCTTCACCGTGGTCCTTTATCTGCACCTACTGGTGGGCACATGTGTGTAGTCATCGGTAAGACACCAGATGGTAAGGGTTACTATGTAAATGATCCATATGGTTCATGTAATGATAATTACACTGGTCCAGTAACAAATGGTAAGAAGACCATTTATACTAAAGCAATGCTTAAGCATCGTTGGTGCCCAGGAGGTAACGATGGCTGGGGAAGAATCTTCGATTAATTTCAAGAGAAAGATGCTTAAGGTTATTAAGGATCTTACAAACAACGGTAAACATAAAGAAGCAAACGACCTTTTTCAAAAGTATTTTGGAGGACCAAATGGCAAGAGTTGATCTACACAATTTCTTTCAGTTTTATGACGAAAGAAATCCAAATCACGTTAAAGCAGTTCAATGGTTAGAAGACAATCTTCCCGTTAAGTATCTGGAAGATAATGTTGATTGGGCGGAGATTTTTAGAGGAAAAAAGACTAGTGCTGCACCAGCCCCAGCCGCTGCTGCAGCTCCTGTAACTGGTGGTGATGATGTCCCACAAATGGGCATCAAGTTAATCAAGGAGTTTGAAGGATGCCACCTTAAGGCATATCCTGACCCTCTGACTGGTGGACTTCCAATTACTATTGGTTGGGGATCTACCCGTAAGAAGGATGGGTCACCTTTCAAACTTGGTGATACACTGACTCAACAGGAAGCAGATGCACTTCTGATTGAGCAGTGTAAGAAGGAGTTTCTTCCCGCATTACGCAAAATCCCATATTGGAGTGAAATGTCAGATGGAAAAAGAGGAGCTTTGCTCAGCTTTGCTTATAATCTTGGTGCCGGTTTTTACGGTGGCGATAACTTTAATACTATTACTAAACGCTTGAAGAATAAAGAGTGGGACTTAGTTCCTGATGCTTTATTCCTCTATCGCAATCCTGGTTCTAATGTAGAGGCAGGTCTCGCAAGACGCCGTAAGGCAGAGGGCGAAGCCTGGAAGAAGGGATAAATAATTACAATCATAACTGATTCTTGATCTTTTGATCTGAATCTACATACTCCGAGTCCTCTGGACTTGGTGAATACTTTACTTTTTAAACACACTTCGGTCTGTTTTGTTTAGTACACACTAAGCTCAGAGGATTCTTATGTCTTACGCTACAAGGGCGCTTGCTGTAGCGTCTGCTCTTTTGATGGGAGCACCAACAGCAGTATTAGCACACACTAACTCTATCGGATATGTTGGTTCAGGCAATGGAACAGTTACCTTTTGGTATGGTAACTGGCATCCTGGAACCACCTTTACTGAAGGTACTATGACCTTGCAAGGTGTAAATGGAACTAGTTTTGCACCAACAACCGTCAACTGGACCTTAATTCAGAACACAATGCCTACAGGTCTTGTTTCTGGAACAAACTATTTTATGAGTGACGGAACATCTCTTGTTCCATATGTTGCTGGTAACTCAGGATGTGTTTATAATTCTTGTACAAGTTATAGTTGGCAGGGTGTAACATTCACTGGTCTTTCTGCTGGTGATTATCAGTTTACTTATAATCCTATTCAATATCCAACGGCAAACTGGGACCCAGCACACCCAACAATTCAAACTGGTACTGTAACTCTTACAAGTGCAATTATTGCTGGTCCATCAGCACCAACTGTTACATCAACTGCTGCTGGTTCTGATATTGTTACTACATCAACAACTTATGGAACCAGAACTGTAACTGGAAATCCACACAGACACGTGATGGGAACTGATGCGAATGGTAATCAAACAGAAACTCACTATACTGATAGTGCTGTAACAACCATTCCAACAACCACAGTTACTACCACAACAACTCCAGTAACAGTTACAACTTGGTCTGATGGTTCTACTACCACAACAAATGGTACTCCAGTTGTAACATCAGTCACAACTGATGATAATGCTGGAACAACTGTTATTACTCAAACCAACGTAATTGATTGGGTAAAGACCAGAACTTATGATGTTGCTGCTGTTTCTTCAGTTCAGCATACAGCATCTGAAAGTGGTGGAAAGCAAAAAGTCAATGCCTATACAACCACTACAACCACAACCACTCCAGTTTACACAAAGGTCTACCCCAATGGTTCCCCTACTGTAGTTACAACTGGTCCTGCAACTGTTGATGTTGCTTATGCATCCAGAGATTACTTTGGTCGTATTGATCAGTTAGAAGTTCTTGATGGAATCAATGATGGTATTAATGGACTTCTGAATCACGAACCAACCTCAGGTAAGCAAAGATTGAGAGTGTTTGAGAACAACAGATTTGTTCAATCATACAATGCCGATGGATACACTGCAGATTCCAAGATCTTCGGTGGTGGTTTTGAGTTTGATGTAACTAAAGGATGGACTCTTGGTGGACAGTATAATAGAGTTAACATAAACCTCAATGGTGTTGACTCAAGCACACAACAGAACAAAGATCACTTTGGTGTATTCAGTGAACTCAGAGGAAACACACTGACTCTGAATACTAATGCTGCTATTGCGAACAGCAACTACAAGTATAACAGAAATGTTGAAGGTGTCTTTAATAATGCTGGCGAAACAACTGGTTCTGAGTGGTGGGTATCCAATCGTTTATATTGGCATCTTCACAAGGCAGTAAAACCATTTGTTGGTTATACTGTTCAGAATGTAAAGAGAAACGCTTATAATGAAACTGGTTCTTCAGAATCTGCTAGAAATGTTGGTGAGTTTAATCAAACCACACACGTTGGAGAAGCAGGACTCAAACTGGAAACTCGTTTTGGTGGTAAGAAAAAGGATCTCTTTGGTGTTAGCGTAGAAGGTGCTTATGGAACTGATAACTCTTATGGAGTTACTGCAGAAGTGGATTATAAAGAGATGTTAATTGTCGAAGCATCTCATGGTGTAAATAATGGAGTCACCAACAATTCTATTGCTGGTAAGATTAAATTTAAGTTCTAAAAACCTAAATAAGAAGGACATCAATCACACGGACTGATGGGAAACACAAAGGAAAAAGCTATGGGACAAGTGATTCGTATTGCTATTCTGAGTTGGTCTGCCGCTCTTTTGACTGCATCATATGCTGGTATGCTCTCTAAGATGGATCCAACTTTCATTGCGACCGTCTTTACTGCCTCTGCTGCTACTTTTGGAATTAATACCATGAAGAAAGGTGGAGAAGATGATGAAAAGAAAGAAGAGCCAAAGAGAGAAGAAGTGGTGGTTGAAGCTCCACCAGAATTACCTGTTTCGGAAGCGCCAGCACCATCTCTTGAAGAGAGAGTTGAAGCTCTTGAGGAGGGTCAAGTTCAACCACGTACCGCAGGAGCATAATGTCCAAGTCCCCAAATAAAGGCAAGAAAGGTTCTGCTGGAGGTCAAAAGAACTCTAAGCAGAACCAAGGCAATGCTACTGCTAAAAAGGCTAAGAATGGTGGTAAGAAAAAGTGAACTATGAGGTATTATGCCACGCGAATGGAATACTCCAATTCGAGAACCTTGGAATCCTGTAATTAAAAAGTGCCTTGATGCTGTCGATGAACACATCAAGGCATATGTTAAAACAGGAGATGACTGGCACTTATCACAAGCAGAAATATTAAGAAAGTATGTAAAAGATTTGAAGGTCTGGATACACAAAAAAGAAGGATGGTGGGATGAATGAAAAAACTCCTTACAGCATTCGGTTTATCTTTAACTTTATCATTTCCAGTAGGTGCTAGTTCTTTAGAAAAGAAACAACCAACAGTTCCAGCATACAGCCTTGCAGCGATGGGTTGTATGATACTCAGAGAATGTACAGAAGGGGTCGAACAACTTACACCAGACTCTGCATTTTTATCTGGTAAAGAGTTTGATAACTTCAGAACAGAAATCAAATCTATTCTAGCAGCACTCAATAAACTGAATGTTCCAGTTTATGTTGGTCCGAGTAGATACTTCACACCACGAACGATTGGTTTATACAAACCAGAATACAATCGTTTCTTTATCAATGAAGAACTGCTCAAAGATCCTAGAGAGTTTCTGGGAACTTTAAGACATGAAGGGTGGCACGTGGTTCAGGATTGTATGGGTGGTGGATTAAAAACTTCATTCATGGCACAAGTACATCAAGACTCAGAGATTCCTGCTTGGGTGATGAAGATGACTAAACTATCTTATGAATCTATGGGAATGAGTCGTGCTGTACCTTGGGAAGCAGACGCAAACTGGGCAGAAGAACAGTCAGGTCAAACTGTAAAACACTTGGAGATGTGTGCTAAAGGTCCACTATGGGAACAGGTAAGACCAACTCCTATGACGATGGAATGGCTAATTGGATGTGGGTGGATGAAACCACAAGAAGGTTATAAGGAATATACACCAAATAAAAAGTCAGATTATTGTGTAGAAGGTAAGTACTAATGCCTCACGATTTTCCTTGGGGAGTTTTTATTATTCTTTCTTGTGGGCTTGCTTTTACTGCGTATGTAATCTACTACATAATGAGGTTAGCATTTGAGGAAATGAAAGATGAAGAACCTAGCGATCATTCTGTCAGCGACAAGTCTGACCATTAGTGCCGCACTTTGTTATGGTGCTTATGTGACTTATCAGAAAGCTCAGAAGATTCTTGAGAATCCTGAAGAGTTTGTCGGTAAAGTCGTAGAGAATCAAGTCAATAAGGCTTTTGAAAAACTTCCTATTCCTAAACTAAATACTGGGAGTATTAAGTTTCCTTTCTAATGGATAATAAAGACCCATACATATA